GGTTGCCAGACTGACCACCAACCTGACCTTGTAATTGCCCTTGTTGCATTGCTTGTTGTTGTTGAGGGTTTAACATCATTGAAGTATTATTCAAAATTGCAAACATCTCTTCACTACCTTTAACTTTAGTATTTCTAATACTTAGTCCAGCCATCTTAAAGAACCCCGCAGGATTCACTTGTGATAATAATCCACCAACTGTACCATTTAAAGTATTATCAATCAGAGCTTGTGCTTGTTCATCATCATCATTGTATGAACTAGCTGTAATCTCAATATCAATATTACTAAAAGCTATATTAGTAGCTGGGCTTGTTGCTGGAGCCATAAGAATAGCACCATCCTCATCAGTCTTAACTTCACCATTTGCTGGGTCTAATACTTCTTCCATTGGTGTATATAATTGAGGCATACCATCTGGTCCATAAGTATAACCATCCCAAATTTGTTGTGGTTGATTTAACTCTAACCATCTATTACCAGCATATTCATCTGATACTCTAATAACTTGATGTGCTGTATAATATTGTTTAACTAAGTTTGCAATATCCCAACCTAAAAGTTTATAAAAGTTTTCAAATCTACTAGATACATATCTTAATGACATAGCTGCCTGATTTTGTTGTAGCTGTACTTTTCTACCACTATCTGATGCATAAGCCATACCTAAGAAACTATCGTTGATACCTAACACTCGTTGTACTCTATCTAAAGCTTTATCAATAATAGTATATTGGTCAATAATATCTTTAGTTAAATTCTCAAATTTAATACCAGATAAGTAATTAACTTTAATCACACTATTTACTCTATTAATTTGCTCTGTAAACTCTTCAACATTATCTACTGAATTTGATTCATATAATACTTTCTCTGTATTAACCATTAGTTGTATCTTAATTAAAGCTTGATTAATAGAATGTTGTGTATTCAGAATCTCCCTAAAGATTCCATAATATTCTGCTTTATTTGAAGTATGTAATTTCTCTACTCTATAAGGAAACTTAACTTCTTTATAAGTAAGTTCTTTCTTAAATAATATCTCATCACCACTCCAATGAATCATCCAAGTTTTACCATCATCATCTTTAATAGCTGTTTGTACTATTAAATAATTATCAAACACTTTATAATAGCCACTAAATTCATTATTATAAATAGTTGCAAATTCAGCTTCTTGGATATCTAAGTGATTACTATAACTATCTAGTTTATCAACTTTCTTTTGTCCATATAATCTAACAGCTTCATCTTGTGATACCCACTTAAATCTATGTAAGAACCTAGCATCACTATAATCATCTTCAGTACTCATTGGGTCTAGTACTATCTCTTCTGATGGAACATGATTAATTTTAACTTTATATAAGTGTCTACCAAACTCATCTGTTTCTTCTTGCTCTTGAGCATCAATATAAGCAACCATAAGTCCACTAAGCATACCATCAAGTTTAATCTTATCACCCTCAGCAGTCATACCATTATCTCTAAAAATATAATCAATAGTATCATTTACTAAAGTGGCTTTAGTAATATCGCTTTGTTGTACTGGTTGTATATTAATAGTATTAATAATAGTAGAGTAATAACCAGTTAGCATTCTACTATATAATTTAATAATATTAAATGTTTCTGGTGGTTGTCCACGATTCTCTAGGGTAACTAATTGGTCTGATGTATATTGTCTATTATGATACAAATTTAAAATTTCCAAAGCCTCCATTCTAGAATCTACAAAAGTTTCATAACCTATTTTAAATGTATCTTTTAATGTTTCTATATCTATTTTCATTTACTTACTCCTAATTCCATAAACTATTAAATGTATCTTTAGTCCATTTTGTTGCTCTATCAATTATTCCAGGTTCATCTTCTTTAAACTTTGGAAAGTTATTTAAAGATTTTTCACTTTTCTTAATACTTATTGGCTCATTATAATCTATTTTTAATGACCCAATATCTCTAAGTCTTTTAACTGTATTAGCTTCTTTACCAATAGCAGTAGATTTAACTGAATTAATTAATGAATCTTTAGTTGCTGAAACAAATTCACTAAATGCTTTCTTAAATACTTCTAAGTTAGCACCTTCACCACCAGTAACAACTTTCATTAATCTTGCAAATTCAGCATCAGCTACTGCTGTACCTGAAGTATCCTTAAGATAAGCTGCAAAGTATTTACCCATTCTAGTATTAACAGAAGTTTCTCTTAATAAAGCTTTCATATCTTTTGGGTCTATAGATGCATTACCTTCAGCATCAGTTTTAGTATATTTAGCAACTAAGTTTAAATATTTGCCTGTATCATCATAAGTTCGCTTCCATTCTGTTGGACTTAATGTTTGTATATATTTATTATTTAATTCAATACCATCTTTTAATGTACTTAATATTTGACCTTGTTTAGCCCAATCACCTGTTGGAGATGTAAATAAACTTTTATCTACTCCTTGCTCTACATTAATTTGTTTTAATAAATCATCATTACTAATAGAATCATAATTACCAGTATCTAAAGCATAAGTAAAAGGATTAGCTTGTTCAGCAACTTTTGTACCTGTTCTAATATCTTTCTCTTTGCTTGTCATCATAGTTGATTCCATACTTTTAATTAAAGTACTAACTGTGCTATACTCTTCACTATCTGGATTTAAACCAGTTAATGCAGTTTTTAACCCAGCTAAATATTGAGCATTTTGCATATCAGCTGTTGGTGTTAATCTTTTAGTTATAGCACTATTTAATGTTTCATTAATACTTTGTAAGTTTTGACTTAATAGTTTACCTTTACGAGTGTTCTTATTTAACATAGCATCTAAGTCATTAATATCACCAATAGTTGGTTTACCTTGAGCATCTTTCATTAAGAACATACCACTATTTAGTTCACGTTTTAAATCTTCTGGTATAATAATATTACCATTCTCATCTTTAAAATCTTTTACTAAAGTATTAAAAGCAGTACTTCCAATTTCATCTTCAAGTAATGATAAATCTTTTGGGTCGCTCCAGTTTACTGGTGATACACTATATATACCTTTAGCTTGTAACCGTTCAGCAAAATGAGGATTCTCTAGAATACCATCTTGTAGCACATTAGCATCACCAGTCTCAACAAAATTTTGAGTCATATTTTGTATTGTATTACCCATTGTTTGGTTCTTAATTAAGTGTAATTGAGCTTGTTGTTGCTGAATTAAATTTTGAGTTTGTTGTTGTTGAAGGTCAGCTTGAGTACCTTGTTGTACTTCAAATCCACCACCCTCTTGTAACTTAATACCACCAGTTTCTGGGTCAATAATATATCCAGCATTTTGTAATGCTTTATTACTTTCATCCTCTCGTACCTGAGCAGCATATTCAGCATTATTTTGAAATATTCCTTTTTCTCTTACAACCATTATAAATCTCCCAATAGTTTACTATAGTTTACACCAATATATTTGGTACCTTTAAATCTAACTCTATATTTCTTTTTAACTTCTTGTGCAATAACACCATAATCATAACCATATAATCCTAACTTATTAGCTTTCTTATTCCAAGTCCAAACATAGAAATTAATACCACTAATATTACCTATTAGTTTAATATTTTTCTTTAATCTTCTATCACTAGCTGCTATAGCTGAACTACCCACACCACCTAAAGTACTCATAGTATTCATTCTAGCTTGATTTTGCATATTACCATATGCTGTTTGTACACTATTTAAACTATTAGCACCTGACATTTGTGTGTTTGCACCTGCTGAGCTTGCAGCTTGATTAACACTTAACATTTGTGTACCTTGTCCTAAACCTAAACCTAAGAAATTCATTTGATTTTGAGCTTTTATTTCTTCAGCAGATGATCTTATACCAGCTCTATTTTGAGCAGAAGAAGTAGCCATATTAGTCATTGCTGCAGCTTCAATACCACTACCAGAAATACCACGTTGTGCAAATTCTGCTTGTAGCGCTGTCTCTTGTGCTTGAGTACTAGATGCTTCATCTTGTAACTGTGCTACTACTTGCTTATTAGCAGTATCTATATCACTATAGTAAGCAGCTAATTGCTCTTGTATAGGTCCATATATACTTTGCCATTCATTATATTGCTCTCTTTGAAAAGCTATACTTTCTTTAGATATAGCTAAACTAGCGTTTCTAGCAGCATCAGCAGATTTTTGAGCTGCACTTTCTCTTCGCTCTTGTCCTGAATAATCAGTAAGTCCTAAACCATCAGTAATACCACCCATCAAGCCTTTATTAAATCTAGAAAAGTTTAACTCTCTATTAAACTTTAGTTCTCGTTTTGGTAACGTATTTAATTCGTCAATTAAATTCATTTTTATCTCTCCGTTTCTATAAAAATTTGTTTTGCACCTAATCGTTTATGTAAATTTTCAGTATTATTATATGTTGAGGCTTTAGAATGTACTTTTAAACCAACAGACTCTGCTCGTTTAATTACTTCAGTCATTAATATATAACAAGCTCTTGTTTTTCTAAACTTAGGCTTTACATATGTTACTTCACATCTATATACTGGATTAAGTATACCAGCAAAAGTATCAACATAACACATAGTAAAACCAATAATCTTATTATTTTGCTTTACTACATGAATATCTATACCTTTAGCATACCAACCTAACACTAGTTTATGAAATGTTGCCTTAGGACCTAGTGTCATTGTTTTATATACTTCTTTAGTGAAGTTATAAAACATCTTAACAATAATCTGATAATCTTCAATGTTTGCTTTTTCTATATTCATATTATATTATATCTAATTTAATATTAAATTAATATTAAACCCTATTTCGTAATAAACCTAATAACTCATTAAGCTTATTATTAATTAATATTTGATTAGCTACTATTTGTTCTGCTTCAGTCTGCACATAAGTAGTAGAAGGTATAACTTCTATTATTTTATTATTACTTATTGTTTCTACTTCACCTCTATAACCTGATAAAGTATCTACTTGAGTAACTAAAGTTTTTAAAAACCTTCGTAGACTTATTTCATCATTAAGATTATTTGGTACTTTTATAATACTATTATTAATCATCTAAGCAACCTTATAAGATATTTCAAATAGTTTACCAGTACCAGATACTTCAAACTCTAGTGAAAATCCTGCTTGTGATACTCTACCCAAACTAATATCTACAGTATTTATTTCTTCTTCATTAATAATTGTAGTATCTACTAATATCTCATCAATATAAACTTTAACTATCAGTTCACCAATAACTCTAGCTTTTATAGTACTATAGTTTTTATTAAATGTTAATCCACCATCAGTAAGTAATCCAGTTTTATAAGTAAAAGTTAAATCAGTAGTACCTTTTAATAGCTCAAATAAAGCCCCATTATTATGAATATATAAAGTATCATCAAATGAAGCTATATAATCACCTTGTACTTCAAACTCTTTAAAGATAGGATTATATCGCATATCTAAACATAATAAAGTTGTAGGTGTACTAAGATAATAAACATCTTCAAATACTAATGAACTTTCAATAACTAAATCTAAATTACCAAGTTTATCTTGTGATATTACTTGTATAGCTGTACCATTAGATGAACATATACCATCTTGTGAAGCCCAAACTAAAATATTCTGTATAAAATTTATAGAACTATGAGCTATACAACCTTGGTCAGAACTTAACAAATATTTAACAAATGTACTACTATCTGTACCTGTAATAATATAAGTTTTATATTTAGTAAATACAAGTATACCCTCTGGTAATACACCTATACCTGTAATATCAGCATCGAAATCTATAGTTTGTAAAGGACTCCAAGCATTAGGAAAACCCGCTGCACTAAACCATAACTTATCACCAACAGCACCAAAGAAACTTGCATAAGCTTCAACTAAATATTTTAAATTATCTGGTGCTTCATAACTATTATAAGTAT